CACCCGAGTTATCCAAGAAGGGGCAGAAAGGCACGTGCCTGAAGAGGGACCCAACCCTCAACGACCAGGTTAAACTAACCTTCGTCTCTTTCTAGGACCCCAACCTGGCGATCCCGGGCCCGTCGGAGCTTTCCTGGCTCGGAAAGGCTCTAACGACTTACGGGAAACGCCGAACAACAACAACTTTCTTAGGAAAGGAGTAAAGGGCGGCGGGCGAATCAGAGGCTCTAGACTATCAAGCCTCTCCGCAATCCCCTCACCGCGAACAATGACTTCGCTACGATCAACCCAATAACCCCGAAAGGCTATCTCGTCTTTCACAGCGGTAACACGTCGCGCAACGGTAGGTAACACTACCCGACGTTCACGTTTACACGCGCCCGCCAAATAGTATGGCCAAGAAAGAGAACCCAAACGCGATGAAACCACATCACGCAGGGGTCCAAATTCTCCATCCCTACCACTGTCCCAATTTAACAATTCTCCATTTCGTTTAAGATCTGCCTCTACTCGCTCACCCAACCTAGGGTCATTGGCCGTGGAGCTCCATGCCATCTCAAATTCAGTAATCCACTTGATTATCTGTTCTTGAGATTGGGAGATCAACATCCGAGCCAGTTGTAATGAGCTTTGGTAGGGGGTCCCCGGAAAACCCGCGCCCCCTATCCATCGCGGAGCAAATGGATCGATCTTAAATTTACGAAATCTACAGATAACACCTCCATGTAGGCGTTCACACACTCGTGTCATCGTTGTGGCATCAGAGAAAACGCGCCTTAATGCGTTGGACACCTCCGGTCCTTGAGACCAGGCTGGAACGCCTGACTTCGGATCCGCGAGGACCGCTCTAACACTCACTGTGGGTATCCATCGGTTACGACCTACAGTCAAAAGTTCTTCCGCGAAGACTCCTGTGGATTCACATCCCAAGATATCTTTCCCCGGTGAACCTACTGCTCCGGTCGCTGTCCTAACAGACAGATACTTCCGATAACTCCTTTGCGTGTGGCAACCAACGTAATCATCCCCGCACACAGCATACCATCCATCACTACCCGACTCGGAGTGAAGCCAGGCAGAATACATGGACAATAGAGGCCATGAGACTGGTGAACCCATCAATATACCCCTGTTAGTAACCCAAGCTCCATCGCCACCTGGCGATATCATCACATGAGGGCCAACAGAGCGTAAGAACAGGCGCCGGAGACCTTCCGGCCAGTTCTCGGAGATTACGTCTGCCGCATCTGTCATCAGATCTTGCGGTAAATAGTCAGTTGCTGACTTGAGGTCCGCGGAGAATACCAAATGGTACTTCCGGCCAACAGACCAATCTAACTTCTCCGCGGGACAACCGTGGAGAGCCGATACGACCTGGGGGAGCTCCTCAAGTTTCGACAGCAACGCGCTGTTAACTAATGAAAGAAGGTAACGGTCCGACGCCTCGATTGGCGTTGCTACTCGAACCTTTAACCCCCTCTCCTTTACCGCGATCTGCCGGCAGCGTGGAAGAGATTCAAAATCGATTTCGAACCAGGCGGCAGTCATCGAGAATAGCAATTCTCTCGTAAGCTCGTGGTCCTCCAACGACAATCCACTCTCCCGATCATAGGGAAACAAAACATCCTCCAACTTGAAGTGAGGTAAACGACCCCCAACTCGATGTCTCGGTTCCAATGAAAAGAATCCGGCTCTCCAGTCGACCACTTTCGCGATCGACGAGATGAACTCAGGAATCTTCGCTACCAGTTCTTGAAGGTCAAGTAAACTAACTTCCTTCGCCCTGAAACGGTCGGTGATTTCCCGGACTTCGGCAGCGGAACCTCCCTCGTGCGACTTTCGTAAAAAAGAAGCGGAAGATCCACAAGCCCCCAAAGACCCCCCAGCATCGCCACCGAAGTGACGTCTGAGAAATCTGCGGAACTTGCTCCTCAGTTCGACGGGCGTCTCAAAGTAACATTGGGATATCTCCCGATGAGACTTGAGGGACGCTTCAACCATTTCAGGTGTTGCCTCTCGGAGTGACCGAGAGACGCGCGAGATCTGATGCAGAACTCGGCGTCGGGACTTGATACACAATGACGTCTTGGGAACTGGCGGTTGGTCGCCCCAGTTCTCGGTCAAGTTTATCGCGTTCGCTCGACAACATGCAAAGTACGACTTAGCTCTCAGAAGAGCCTGGTGTGTTCCAACACCCCGGGAAACATGTCGCATGAGGGCCGTCGCCCAGCGATTTAGCTTCAGGGAGTCGTCGTTAGTATTGCCTTCTGTTAAAATCTCTATGCAAGCATAGAGTCCCGTGGCTAGGTCTTTTAGGCCTAACCGCTTTCCTTCTTCCTCAAGAGACGAACGACTGGTCATACGTCTCGCTTGTTTACGCAAGCGTCGTCTCGATCCGTACGGGCGTCCCCGCACTTCCCCTGTTTTCAAATTATCATTTGGAGGTAGGTGGATGACGGATGATAGGCTACCCAGGCCACACATCCCATTCTAGAAGTGAGCAGAGGATCATCACTTAAGACAGTCTCATAGAGCCAGCCTTAAGGAGAGGATCTTGCCGCTCCTAGGAGTCCGCGATGGAA